TTGTACTAGCAATAGATAACGCATCAGTTTCGAGAGTACCGTCAATATCTGCGTTACCACTGATATCTAAAGAAGCACCATCTATTTCTCCACTAGCTGTTACTGTAGTAAAAGTTCCTGCTGCCGCACTAGCACCACCAATAACCGTACCGTCAATCGTACCGCCATCTATGTTGACAGAGGAGAAAGACAGGTTAGCAGTTATATCAACTACTGCCGCTCCAGAACCTGCGCCATCAGCGTAGATAATCTTACTGTCGCCATTAAGAACGCTAACATTACCCCCAGAGCCTTGCGTAAACGTAGCGGTTTGACCACTACCATTTACTACTATGTAAACTTTATCTTGGTCATTAGGGCTTATGGTAATTGTGTTTGTGCCACTAGGAGAGCCACCAAGGACAAGCACTTTGTACATGCCATCGCTTAACGTGCCGTCAGTAGTGGTTAATGTATGTGTTGTTCCAGATAGAGTAATTGCACCAACACCATTAATGGATCGGTCAATAATGTCCATATTAGTGTTGACCGTATCGCCCCACTCACCTGTCTGATCGCCCTCGGCTGGCTTTTCTATTCCTGAATTTGTTGTGTACGAACTCGCCATTTAATTATCCTATTCTTGCCAAGATACTGTTGCTGTTGCGCCATTTGTAGTTGGTACGCCGCCGCTGTTTGTCCAACTCCATTGTGTGCCGTTAAAACCTCCCCCACTTATAATTGCATAAGTAGCATCTGTTCGGTTATAAGTAACTCCACCTACTGTCATTGATGTCCAGCCACTGTTCCCAACATTACCAGAAACTCTAAATCTTAGACTGTTAGTAACTGATACCGACCTAACAATAACATTAAACCCACTAAATTCTATGGCGTCTTCGCTTATAGAGCCGTAATTGCTAAAATCAAGTGAGTTAAAACCGTATGCTGTAAGACCAAGACCATAAAACCCATAACCCGTAGTTAAAGTACGGTCATCTGTCCCACCACTTGCAGTGGCTCCAAAAAAGTCTGTTAGAGATATAGCACCGCTAGTAGGAACACTGTTGTTAGCTGTAGTGTTAGGAACAAGGCTACCACCACGGTAGTATTCAGTTAAAGAATGAGGTGTGCTACCGCCAAATTCAGTAACTAGATCGCCAATGTCAATAGGTGCTGAACTTGTAACCGCCATTATTTAGCCTCTAGTTTTTCTACTTTATCCGATAACTCTTTAACTGCTTCTATTAAAACGCCTACTAAGTTGCCATAAGCCACCGATAAATGTTTATCTTCTGTGTCATCTGTAACTACAACTTCAGGCATAACCTCTTGCATTTCTTGTGCAATAACACCTACAGAGCGTCTGTCTTCAGCGCCATGTTTATCAAAGTATACACCACGCATAGCTTTTACTTTGTCTAATGCGCTATCAATCGTTTCAATGTTTGATTTGAATCGCACGTCAGAGCTAACAGTAACTTCAGTAGATGCGGTCAAAGTACCCGTTACATTAACTCCACCTGTTACAGTAGCAAGTTTAGAAGCGTTGTCATAAAACAGAGTTACTGCGCCATTTACCGCGGCAGTCAAATAGTCTTCTCCACTGTCGCTTTCTAAAGTAAGAGCATCACTTTGTATTAACAAAGAACCTGTATTGTTATCTATTATTGAATTTGTACCATTATGTTTAATCTGAAGGTCGCTACCAGCACCAAAAATAGCTGTTCCGTCATCAGCAAAGGTTGCATTTCCTGTTATTGAAACTCCGCCTGATGCTGTAGCTAATTTAACTGCGTTATCGTAATAAAGACTAACTGCGCCATTTTCTACAAATGCAGCCATAGATTCATCGCCAGCAGAGTTAATATTTACTTGACTGCCTTTTATTACCAACAATCCTGTGCCAGCATCCTGTACATAAGAGTTAGAACCATCGTGGTATATCTGAAGGTCGCTTCCAGCGCCAAACATAACTTTAGCATTATCTGGAAACAAAATATCGTCTGTGCCAGTAGGAACAGTAAATACTGTAGCGTCAGCGTCGTTTTTTAAGGTAATGTCTGAGGTGCTGCCTTGCCCAGTAAGGATTAGTCCTTCTGCGGCAGTATAGCCCATTGCTGCGTTATCACCTGCGCTTGTGTCTCCGTCAGCATTAATACTAGCTCCAGTTATGTCTCCAGTAACATCTAAATGCCCTAAACTGCTTAACTGCATTTTTTCGGTAGCTGTTCCACTTGCGCCTACTTGAAAACTTAATTTAGTAGCGTTGTTATCTGCTGCAAACGTATCTTCAGCTATCGCAGCGACAGACCCAGCTAATAATATAGCGTCTGTTCCACTTGCTTCGTCTGGAGCTTTAAAATCTACCCTTCCTAAAACACTACCAGAAGTTACCGTAGTGTCGGACGTTTGCGCGTTTATAATAGCGCCATCACTTGTTTTAAGTGTTAGATCGCCAGAAATTTGTAGTGTGTTAAGTACGTCATAAACAGCGGCTCCAGAACCTGCGCCATCAGATGCTATAATCTTACAAGCCCCTGCTTCTATAGATACATTAGCTCCACTACCTTGAGAAAACGTAAGTGTGTAGCTTGTGTCATTTTGCATCATCCATACTTTTGATACGGTATTAGGTGCTAGTGTTACTGTGCAGGCTTGCCCACCACCTGTAAGTTTTAAATACATTGCTCTATCTGAATCAGAAGAACCATCTGCAATCGTTATATTGTCAGTAGAAGCATCGGCAATAGCTCTAGTTCCATACCCTAATGCTTGACCTATTAGTTCTAAATTTGTGTTGGTTATGGTTCCCCAATTACCAGCTTCCTCACCCGTAGCAATTTCTGTGAGTCTTAAATTGTTTACATATGAACTTGCCATCTAAATATCCTCTATGCGGCTATATTGCCTGACCAATCAGGTGTTTGCGAAGTGCTTATCTGTGACCAACTCGGTGTTTGAGCATCGCTTACACCACTCCAAGTAATAGACGGTGGCCCTTCAACTGCTTGCCATAGTTGTACTGAAGAAACAACAGCAGCGGCAGATACACTGGTAACTTCAATAGCGTCAACAACAGGTTGACCCCACGGCCCAGAAAAATACTGTCCTCGACTCCAACCGCTATTCGTTCTATTTGCCATTATGTAATCCTAATAACCGCTGTATCTGCGTCATTTACAGGAAACCGTATTCTAAAGTCAGGGTTGCTTGTTATATCAGCACCAAAGTTTAATACACATACAGCCTTGTTACTTTGTGAACTATTGTAAATTAATGCGCCCCTTGCCGTAATACTTGATGAGTTCCAATAAGCATCTTCAAAATCACAAAACCCCGTAGTACCGCCACTTGAAGGCTCTACATTAGTAAGAGTAAACCCGCCAGAAACATAGGCTGTACCGCTTGCTTCGTTAGAAGTGGTAAATGCTGTGGTGTCTGCTCCTATGGTGGCGCTAGACGTATACAAAGCTATCTTAAAAGTATGTCCTCCAGCGGCACTAAAATTATGTACTGCTTGCAGAATTTCTTTTTTAAAAGACGTACACATTGTTTGTGTTATAGCCATGATTAAAGTATCTCCTTATAGCGTAGCTTTTCTTGCCTGACCCGCCCTGTAGGAGTCATTACGGTTCTTATATTCTGATAGTTGTTTCAATGCTCCTAACGCCGCATCATACCGTTTTTGGTACTCTGCCATGACATCAGGCTCACCCTTCAAAAAGATATTGGCTTCTAGCAAGCTACCGTAAAGCAAGACTGTACTGTAGTTATCGCCAATCCAAGTAGTATTTGAGTCTGTGCTACCGTTTGTAATAGATGTTGGGTAGTAGTAATAATGCAGTTCTGCAGAATATCCTGCGTCTGGCGTTGGGCCTAGTATAAACGCGCTATCGTCAAACAGCGCATAATACTCTGGTGTACCTGTTGTTGTAGGTAACGGGAACGCCTCTCTAATAAAATTAACGTCTTTGTTAATTAGATAGTTATAGTTACCACTACCATCTATTAGAGCTAAAGAATACGTATCCAACCAATCATCAGGAACAGCTAAGTATTTATTATTGATTGTTATTGTGCCCGTAACATTTTTACGTAAATAAGCAATCTGCACACTGTTATATATGCTTTCTTCTGCTTGTGTAATAAATAAATTTACATCAGTAGTTGAAAAATCACTCTCTGTGTAAGATTTAATTGCTGCAACTAATGCGCCGTAATTCATTGTTATTAGTTAGATTTATTGCTAAACCCAGTACCTTTAGTTGCTGCACCTGCACCCTTCATCTTTTTAGTTTGGGTGTTAGGTATTTTATTCGGATACCCAGCGTTAGTCGGCATAGCACAAGGTTTGATAGTGCTCATATCTTTGACTTTTACTTTCATATTAGCTCCTTCAGCTATTCACTGTATCTACTGTAACAGTACCTATTTTACCTGTTCCTTTCAAATTAT